GGATGAATACAATTAAAAAAGGTAGGTTTGATGACACAAATAAAATGTTTGAAAAACCAGCGCACTGCAATTTTGAAGTAAAAGATTATAATTACTCAAAGGTAATAAAAGAAATAAAAAACAAACTATGAATAGTTCTTACATAACTATGTATACTCATGGTTTTATATATGGACGTTTAGACAATATAGATAACAGTTATTTAAAAAAAACAGCTATTAAAAATTATAAGAATAGAATGAATAAAAATAAAAATACGACAAGATCAGAAGATATTATGATTCCATTAAGCAAAGAAGTAAAAAACATAGCAACTAAAATGTCTAAAGTTTATCATAAACATTTTAATAAAAAATTAAAAATAGCCAACTCTGGAAAAGATAATGATTACTGGGCTCAAGTTCATCTTGAAAGAGAAAGCACACAGTATCACAATCATTATGACGTTAATGTTGATGTGGTCGGAGTCTATTATGTTAGTATACCAAAAAATAGTGGAGATTTAATTTTAAAGTATAAAAAACATGAGTTAGATATTTCAAAATGGTATTTTCCTCCAGAAACTAATAAGTTTATTATTTTTGATTCTGGACTAGATCATGCTGTTGCTCCCAATACTAGCAAACAGCCAAGAGTTTGTATATCAATTAATTTTAAAAAATATGAATAAATATAGTTATTATTATTGGGGACCTGTTTTATTTAAAACAAAAATATCTAACGAAGATAAAGAAAAAATTTTAAAATTAAAAACAATGAAGTCTATTCAACATAAACTAGCGGGAGTTATAGAAAAGGAACACTCGTTGTCATCACCTAAATTTTTTAAAATTATAGAAAAATACTTACCTTATTTTTATGACTGTTATAAACATTGGTATAGTAGAAAACCACCCGGTAAATTAAAGTCACATAGAACTTGGATAAATAGAATGGGCCCAGGTGATTTTAATCCAGTTCACACTCATTTAAATTGTGATTTTTCTAGTGTTGTTTTTTTAAAAATAGATAAAAAATTAAAAGAAGAAAATAATTCATATGTTGGTCTTTCTCAAGGACCTGGTTCATTAAATTTTTTATATGGTAATCAAGCAACAGACTGCATTTCCGAAGCACATTTTTTTCCTAATGAAGGGGACTTTTATATTTTTCCAAAAAATCTTTATCATTTTGTTCAACCTTATAAAGCAGATGCAGAAAGAATATCTGTGTCTAGTAACTTTAGATGGGAGTAAAATAATGTTATTACAAAACATAGAGTTTTATGAAACTAGAAATTTTCAATATCTTCTTATACCTAAAAACGGTAGTACCTCTGTTTTAAAATGCTTTGAAAAAACTCCTCATGTTGTAAAAAGAAACTTATCTAACAAAGTTAGATGGACAGTTATAAGAAAACCTATTGATAGATTAATATCTGGGCTAGCTTATGATCTTAGTTTACAAAAATTATCCTTAAAAGATATTTCCATAGACTCTTTGTTTTACTCTAATATGCACTCTATCGTTAAAGAGTTTCATTATGTATCTCATACTTCTTTACAAATATATTATCTGTACAATACTAAAATAGATTGGTATGTTGACTTGAAAGATTTAAGTATATTTTTAAAGATGCATTTTAATAAAGACATAAAAGATAATAAAGGATCTAATAAGATAAAAGAACAGGTTAAAGAATTTGTTTACAAGAATATGGATAAAATAAAACCTTTTCTAATGCCAGATATGAAACTATATGAAACAGCTCAACAATCTGAGCAGCTATGGCAGTGGCAGAAAGGTAGAATATTTAATGAATAAAAATAGTATAGTAAAAAGATTTTCTAAATTATTGGTTAATCCAAGCTACCCTAAAAGAAAAGCAGCTTGGAATATAAAAGGCAGACTAAAAAAGTCTAACCGAGTGGATAGATTTGATGTTCAAGATTTTAAAGCATTAGAAAATGGCATGGAGGGTAGATTTGGAAATCTCTTTGATAACCTTGATAAGATGGTTTTCGAGACAAAAGAAAAATGGATTATAGTTGACATGGAGGAGCTCTCTAAATATTTGATAAGTAATCACATATTAAAAGTTCACCTAAATGATTTAATAACAAACACAGATTGGACTATAATAATCCCTAAAAAGCACGCTTGATCTCACGGATATAATAAACTATATTTACAGCTAAAAATCGGTATAATAGACAGATGCTCAAAAAAGTACAATTTTTACCAGGATTCAACAAACAGGTTACAGAAACTCAAGCCGAAGGCCAATGGGTTAATGGTGACAATGTAAGATTTAGATATGGCACACCTGAAAAGATAGGTGGTTGGCAGCAACTAGGTAATAATAAATTAACAGGTTCTGCTAGAGCCATGCATCATATCGTAAATAGAAGTGGACAAAAATTTTCAATTATTGGAACCAACAGAATTTTATACGCTTACTCAGGAGGCGTGTTTTATGATATACATCCAATTCGAGCCACTGCAACTTTAACAAGTGCTTTTAGTACAACTAACGGATCTCCTACTGTAACCATAACCTTTTCTACAGGACACAGTCTTAATCCTGGAGATGTTATTTTATTAGATAATTTTACAGCTATTACAGGATCAAACTTTTCAGCTTCTGATTTTGATGATAAAACCTTTATGGTAACATCCACACCAACAAACGTAACAGTAACAATCACAATGCCATCAAACGAAACTGGTTCAGGAGCAACTACGTCTGGAGGCATAAGGGTCCAGTCTTATTATTCTGTTGGACCTGCAGAACAGTTACCAGGTTTTGGTTGGGGTCTAGCTTCTTTTGGTGGTACAGTAGCTAACGCGCTTACAACAACTTTAAATGGAGCAATCGATGCATCTACAACAACAATAGTTTTAACAAGTGTAATTAACTTTCCATCAACAGGTACAAATCATATTTCAATAGACAATGAAGATATTTCTTACACTGGAATCTCAGGCAACACATTAACAGGCGTGACTCGAGCAGCAAGAGGCACAACGGCAGTATCACATTCAGACGGTGCAACAATAACAAATACTTCTGACTTTATTGCTTGGGGCGAGGCTGCATCAGGTGACTTAGTAATTGATCCAGGCCTTTGGTCTATTGATAACTTTGGTGATAAAATTATTGCACTGATACACAACGGACAAGTTTTTGAATGGAACTCAAATTTATCAAACGCTACAGCAACAAGAGCTACAATTATTTCTGGTGCACCAACTGCGTCAAGAGACATGATTGTATCTACACCTGATAGACACTTAGTATTTTTTGGAACAGAAACAACGATTGGTAATCAATCAACCCAAGATGATATGTTTATTAGATTCTCTGATCAAGAAAATATTAATTCATACACACCTACGGCAACTAACACGGCTGGTACTCAGAGACTTGCAGATGGTTCAAGAATTATGGGAGCAGTTAGAGGTCGTGATGCAATTTACGTTTGGACTGACACTGCTTTATTTACACAAAGATTTATTGGTCCACCTTTTACATTTGGTTTTGCTCAAGTAGGTACAAACTGTGGTTTGATTGGTCAAAACGCTGCAGTAGAAGTAGATGGTGCTGCGTATTGGTTTTCAGAAAATGGTTTCTTTAGATATGCAGGTGCTCTACAATCTTTGCCTTGTTTAGTAGAAGATTTTGTATTTAATGATTTAAACACAACAGCCAATCAACTTATTAATGCAGGATTAAATAACTTGTTTGGTGAAATTAATTGGTTCTATTGTTCTTCTGGTGCGACAGTAGTTGATAAATGTGTAACTTTTAATTATGTTGAATCTTCAGGTGAAAGACCTGTTTGGACTACAAGCACATTAGATAGAACAACTTGGCAAGACTCTGCTGTATTTGGTAAACCTCATGCTACAGATTATGATGCTGACTCTAACAACTCTTATGATGTTGTTGGTAATACCGATGGCTGTACAATATACTACGAGCACGAAACCGGCACAGATCAAGTAACATCAACTGCTACAACAGCAATAACTTCTAACATTGAATCTGGAGATTTTGATATTGCTCAAGGTGGAGATGGTGAGTTCTTTGCAAAGATTAGAAGATTTATACCAGACTTTGTATCTCAAACTGGTAATACACAAATTACATTACAATTAAGAAATTATTCCAATGATTCACAAGCAAGTTCTGCTCTTGGACCTTTTACAATAAGTTCTTCAACAACTAAAGTTGACACACGAGCTAGAGCCAGAGCTATATCTTTAAAAATTGCTAACACAGCTGCTCAACAGAATTGGAAACTTGGTGGATTTAGATTAGATATACAACCAGACGGAAGAAGATAATGGCAAAGATAGTACAGATATTAACACGACCTAGTAGAGAATATAAACAAGATGTTGCTGACGCACAGGTTAGAGATCTTGATAGTATAATACAAAAATTAAACACAACATATCAACAAGAACTAAAGGATGAAGTTGACGCTCAAAACTTCTTTATAAATTAATGTCAAATAGTTTTATAAACGCAAAAGTAGATTTAACAACAACTGACAACACAACGTTGTACACAACTCCAAGTGCTAATGTTGCTTTAGTTAAATCTTTACTAATATCAAATGATTCTGGATCTAGCTGTAATCTTGATGTTACGTTAACTAATGCTTCTGGTAATGTGTTTAGCTTATTTAAAACAAAGGCAATAGATACAAATACAACAACCGAACTTTTAACTCATCCTCTTGTAGTAGAAGAAAGTGAGATATTGAAAGTACAAGCTAGTGACGCGAACGAGCTGCACGTTATAGCTTCTATACTACAAATACAGCCAAGAGAGGTAACATCATAATGACACTAACAATAAAACCTGAGAACATAATAGAAAAGATAAG